ATCAGTAGAAAAGGCAAGAATTAAGACTGTTGCCGCTGGTCTACTTCAGAGTTCTGACTGGATGGTTATCCGTGAAGCTGAAGGTGGTACAGCCGTTGCTTCAGATATTGCTACATACCGTTCAGCAGTTCGTACAAAGTCTAACTCAATGGAAACTGCAATCGACGGTGCTGCTGATACCGATGCAATGATTGCTCTTGATACGAATACATATCACGCTAATGGTGCAATTGATACAGTTGCTACTCTTCAGGATTGGCCAACAGTACCAGCCGCACTTCGATAAGGAAAGATAAATGGCACTCACAACACTTGGAAATACAGCATTCGGCACTTCGTCCGTTGTAAGTGCTTCGATTAAGGATAGTGCTGTAGTATATAACAAGCTGGATGCAAATACAGCTCATACTGATCGTAACCAATCGTTTTCGGTTGCGCAGCGTGGGTCTATCAGTGCTCTTGGTGTATATCACGGTTTGGCTGGTAACACAGTTACTCTGGATCTGAATACATCAAATTATTTCAGCCTGACGGCAAATGCTAATATCACATATGCCAATCCTTCAAACGTTACTGCAGGACAGGCTGGAGCACTCTTTATTACAGCAAATGGTAGTTTCACTGGATCGTGGGGATCATTTTGGAGGTTTGCAGGTGGTACTGCACCAACACTCTCTGCAACTGCCGGTAAAGTCGATCGAGTAGATTATGTTGTTCAATCATCAAACACTATTCATGCGGTAGCAACACTTGATCTTCTTGGTACAGCATAAGGTTTCAGATGTCTGTATATAATTTTCAGCAAGGAACAATGGCAGGTGCGGCTGGTGCTGGTGGCTATACCATCGACCAGTCGATCCGGTTTAATGACGACGATGCAGCATATCTATATAGAGATGTAGGCTCTGCTCCTACTGATGGCAAAAAATTTACCTATTCTCTTTGGATAAAACGTGCTGCTATTACTGGTGGAACAAACACTGCTTTATTGAGTGGTGGTTCCGGCACTAGCACAGGTCGTTGTGATTTTTTATTTACTGCTGGTGCTGCTACAGGTGATGGATCAAACTTTGACTCATTAAAGTTTGATATTTTCACCGGAACTTTTGATCAAACAAGATCATTAGCAAAACTACGTGATCCATCATCTTGGTATCATATCGTATTTGTTTTTGATGCTGCAAATGCAACCGCAAACGATACTATGATTATGTATCTAAACGGTGAGCGGCTAGAACTTGATAGCACCTCAGGCGTCCCAAATGTAGCAGCACTGGTAAATGCGAATGGTCAAAGAACAAGGGTTGGCGCAGATGCCAGCAACACGCCTGTAGAATTTGACGGCTACATGGCTGAAATAAATATGATCGACGGCCAAGCACTAGACCCAACCAGCTTTGGTGAAACTAATAATTATGGTGTATGGATCCCGAAAGCCTACGAAGGCACCTACGGTACCAACGGCTTTTATATCACAGGTGCCGACAGTGCTGATTTAGGTGCTGATGAGAGCGGCAATGGTAACGATTTTACCAGCACTGGCTTGACTGCGGCAGATCAGGTTAGTGACAGCCCAACCCTTAACTCCCCGGTCATCAGCCCGATTGATTACCAGACCGGCAGCAATGTCACCATCAGCGACGGCAACCTTACGTTTGAAAATGCTAACAGCGGATCAGCTAACGATGCCCGTGCTACGTTTGCTATCAGCAGCGGCAAATGGTACTGGGAAGTCGAAGCTGATGCGCTTGGTCAGTCTGGTGTAGGTCGAGAATTTATTGGTGTTGTGTCTCCTGAATGGCGTCTTGGAACAGGTTCAGCAGGTTCTAACTTTTCTCAGGACAGTACGGGATATGCTTATAATACCGTTGGGCAAAAGATAAATAACAACAGTGCATCTTCCTACGGCTCTGCGCTTTCTGCCGGAGACATTGTTGGCGTAGCACTTGATCTTGATAACGGAAAAATCTGGTGGTCGGTAAATGGCACGTTTCAAGCGTCGGGCGATCCTGCTGCTGGAACAAATGAAGCCTATTCAGGATTGTCAGGCACATTTGCTCCAGCATTTGCGGTAGATTATGGCACAGGCACAAGCCGACTCATTGCCAACTTTGGACAGACAGGTGGGCTGACTTACACACCGCCGACAGGCTTCTTGCAGATTGACAGCAGCACGTTGCCTACACAGACAATTAAGGATGGCTCCGCATATTTTCAGGCTAGTCTATATACCGGAAACGGAACTGCAATAGGTTCTGGAGGTAAGTCAGTAACTCAAGATAAAAACAGTACGTTCCAGCCTGACTTTGTCTGGATTAAAGAACGTAATGGAGCAGCAGACAATGCTTTGTACGACGCTGTTCGTGGAACAACAAAAGATTTAGCGTCTAATGACTCAAGTTCTGAAACAACTGAGACAGAAGGATTGACAGCATTTGACGCTGCCGGATTTACGGTCGGCAGCCTTGCCAAGGTCAACACAAGCAGTGATACTTATGTTGCATGGCAATGGTTAGCCGCTAACGGCACAGCATCAAACAGCGATGGCAACATTACGTCTACTGTTTCGGTCAACACCACGGCTGGATTTAGCATTGTTACCTACACTGGTGACGGAAATGATAATGCAACCGTTGGTCATGGATTAGGAGTAACACCCGAAACGGTTTGGTTGCTTCCGCGATCAAACGGGGACAACAAACAGGTTTCCAACTGGGAAACAGGCGTTACAGCATTTACTGAAGATTTGAAATTAAATGCTGCTGAAGTTGCAGCTAGTTCCTCAAATCGTGTAAAGGGAGGAAGTTCGACAACCTTTACACTTGGTACTGATGTTAATATAAATGGTAGTGGCAGAACATATGTTGCATATGTTTGGAATGAAGTTGCCGGGTTTAGTAAATTTGCGACTTACACCTCAAACGGCAGCACAGATGGCCCCTTTGTTTATTGCGGATTTAGACCAGCCGTTGTGTTTATACGATGCACCGAAAATGGTGAAAATTGGCATATGTATGATACAACCAGAAATACATATAACGCTACAAATTTATTTTTATATCCAACAACATCAGATTCAGAACAAAGTAGTGGTAGAGATATAGATATTCTTAGCAACGGTTTTAAACTTCGCGGAACAGATGGCGGCATTAACTCTGCGACGAATAGAAAATATGTTGCAATGTGTTTTGCAGAACACCCCTTTGGCGGCTCTGATGTTGCACCAGCAACAGCGAGATAATATAAACTTCTTCCATTATAAATACTAATAAAATGGCTGGAGTTTACCATGGCAGTCCCATCTACCAGAGAAGCATTTAAAAGTTATTGTCTTCGTCGTCTTGGCGAGCCTGTCATTGATGTTAATGTCGATGATGAACAGGTCGAAGATCGTATTGACGAAGCACTAAAGTATTATCAAGATTATCACTTTGATGGCACTGAACGAGTTCTCGTAAAACACGTCGTTACAGCTTCCGATAAAACAAACGGATATATAACACTTTCGAACTCAATAATTGGTGTCAATTCTATCCTTGATATTGGACAAGCGGTTCAATCATCAAATCTTTTCAATATTCGGTATCAGATTCATCTGAATGATCTTTTTGATCTTTCAGCATCATCTTACGTACCATATGTCACGGCAATGCGACATGTCGAATCTCTTGAAGAGCTCTTTGTTGGTAAAAAACCACTCCGATATAACCGCCACGTAAATAAACTCCATATTGATATGGATTGGTCAAACGATGTGGCAACAGGGGAATATGTAATCATCGATGCTTACTCAATTACAGATCCAGACACATATTCGGATGTTTGGGGTGATCGTTGGTTGGCTCGATATGCAACTGCACTCATTAAAAGACAATGGGGTTCTAACCTTACAAAGTTTGAAGGTATGCAATTACCTGGCGGCTTGGCATTTAATGGTGCAAAAATTTATGATGATGCCGAAGCAGAAGTTCAAAAACTTGAAGAGGAAATGATTGTCAGTTACAGTCTACCAGTTCAAGATATGATAGGATGATCCTGTGCCAACAAATAAGTATTTCAATAACTTCGGATATGCTAGAGAACAAGATCTTGTCGAAGATTTAACCATTGAATCAATTAAGATTTATGGTCATAATCTTAAGTATATTCCAAAAACCGCTGTAAAGCAAGATGCTCTTTTTGGAGAGGATACTCTCTCCACGTATGATGATGCAGTTGATATTGAAATGTATATCAAGAATGTAGAAGGTTTCGAAGGCGAAGGTGATTTCCTATCTCGTTTTAATCTTGAGATAAGAGATCAAGTTACCTTTACCGTTGCCCGTAAACGATTTGATCAGGCCCGGTCAGAACGACTTACGACTGAGGTTGGATATAGTTATGTTCAAGAAGAAGCAAATACAAATGCTCCTTCTCGACAATTTTTATCTACCTCTGCAAATACTGGAATGTTCGGCATCACTCTGGAAACAGCAACAAGTGAAGGATACTCAATTACAAATAACAGACCACTTGAAGGAGATCTTATATGGTTTCCAATGGTCGACAAGTTATTTGAGATTAAATTTGTAGAACACGAACAAGTATTTTACCAGACTGGTAGATTACAAACATATGATCTACGTTGTGAACTCTTTACTTATAGCAATGAGAGAATTGATACCGGTATTAGTGATATTGATGCAGTCGAGGATAATCTTACTACCGATATTCTCACAAATGAAATGCTCCAGGAAGATGGATCCATTCTACAACTTGAGGAAGGTGGATCCATTATGCAGGAATATAGATTGGAAACGAATCAACCTTCGGCTAATAATGAGTATTTCCAATCTAATGATCCAGTATTCAGTTCATCTGCGGTAATTGACTTCAGTGAATCAAATCCATTTTCTGAAATCGATAGGTATTAATCATGTTTGGATCACAATATTATCACGGAACAATTCGAAAATATGTGATTGCATTTGGTAATCTTTTTAACGATATTTACGTTCAAAGACTTGATTCAAACGGAACACGTATTCAGACTCTGGCGGTACCACTTGCATATGGTCCAAAGGAAAAGTGGCTTGTTCGACTTGCCCAAGATCCAAACCTAGATCAGGATGTGGCCATTACTCTACCCCGTATGGGTTTTGAAATTCAGAGCATGGCTTATGCACCTCAGCGTAAGTTATCTTCGACTCTAAAAAATGTAAAGCTCAAAACATCTGATCTCGATCGAGTAGATACACAGTACGTTCCAGTTCCGTATGATATTATCATGCTACTTTCGGTATTTGTGAGAAATGCAGATGATGGTGCTCAGATTATTGAACAAATCATTCCGTATTTTAGGCCAGAGTTTGTGACTAATGTTCGGCTG